ATCTACTGCTTCTCCACATAGAGATGCTAAGTATGAATTACCACAAGAGAATAAAGTAGTTGGATTTAAAACACCGGGTGGTGGTTCTTTGTATATAGATGACGGCAGTGTTAACGATGACGGAACTATTCATCCAGAACAAATAAGAATGACAACAGCCTCCGGCTCATGTCTGGTATTAGATGGTGCAAACGATTTTGTCTATGTAATAAATAGTACCGGAACTGGTTGGATAGAACTTGGAGCAGGTGGTGAAATAAATGCATATGCATCGGGTTCAATGAATATGCGAACCGAAAAAGATTTTAATATTCGAGCCGACAAAAATATAAACATAGAAGCGGGTGAAAATATTCATATGCATAGTGTTAAAGGTGATACTAAAATTAACTCAGGCTCAGATGAAGACGGAAGCACAGGCGAAATACATTTAAGAAGTAAAGGTAATCAGTTTTTACAAAGTGAATCTGGAATGAATATTAATATCGGAGTAAACTGTATAGTAACAACTGGTGGAAAATTACATTTGAATGGCCCTCTTGCTCCAGAATCAGAACTCATCTTAGTTGGCTCTATGCCAGATATGCAAGCCTTAGAAACTACAGAATTGAACAATACGATTCTATCTGAAATGCCAACACACGAACCTTTTATTAGACCACACGCTACTAAACTTTCCACTAGTGAATTTGCAATTTCATCTGCAAGTGAAGATGGCTTAAAGAATATGGACAAAGCATGATATACAAAAAGAAAAAAGGCTCATTACTAAACTATATACAGATGCCTCTAAATGTTATAACCTCAACTGGAACCTATCTAGGAACAGGATATGATGCGAATGATAACCCATCATATATACTTTCTCACATAAGAGTTAACCTTGAAAACGTGTCAGATTTAACTTTCTCATCTATGAGCAAGGATGCTATTATATTAGATAATAAGCCAACAATTACTATTAAAAATAACATAGTTGGATATAATTATAAAATATCTGATACTGAAATAAATTATGGTTATATTACGGTCGCATCTACCCGAATAGATATCACAACCAATAAGATAACAAAAGGAATGGCAGAATTTATCTTAGAAAAACAACTAAGAAATATAGGAAATATATTAGCGAAATTTATTAAAGTAAAAATATCACAACCACATTATGACGCATTATTATATTATTTCTTTAATGAAGGCGTTGATACTATAGAACATAGTGCTATTATTAAACTTATAAACGCACAAGACTGGTATTCAATAACAGACGAGATTCAAAACGGTATAACGAAAAATGGTAAAATAAATGAAAGGCTAACTCAGAAGAAAATTAAAACTGCAAAACTTTTCAGTTATGTTCCTGGATTTTAACGTTTATCTATAACTTTATCTGCAAGACCAAACGCAACCGTTTCTTCAGCAGACATAAAGTTGTCTCGCTCCATCGCTTCAGTTAATTCTTCAAATGTCTTTCCAGCAGTGTTATGTGTTACATAAATTCCAGTCAATCGTTCTTTCATCTTAAGAATTTCTTTAACTTGAATTTCCATATCAGTTGCTTGTCCGCCTGCACCACCACTTGGTTGATGAATCATTGTGCGACTGTTTGGCAATACGTGTCGTTTTCCTTTAGCACCCGCTTGGGCAAGTAATGAACCCATAGAACACGCTTGTCCCATCACTGTAGTTGCTACTGGAGAAGTGATAAACTGCATAGTATCATATATTGCCATACCAGATGTAACTGCTCCACCGGGAGAATTGATATAAAAATGTATATCTTTGTCTGAATTCTCTGCTTCTAAGAATAATAACTGGGCACAAATCAAGTCCGCCTGATAGTCATTCACTTCGCTAGTTAGAAATATAACTCTTTCTTTTAATAAACGAGAGAAAATATCGTAACTACGCTCTCCATTTGCTGATTGGTCAACGACCATTGGTACTAAATTTGGCATCAGATGTTATCCTTGTTGTATTATTACTGTTATTTATATGTATAATAACACTATTAAGTCAAAAAGTCAATACTAAAACTACGAATATTATGTCCAGATAAATACATTAAAGATAAACTACAGAGAAAATAAAGTTATGCCATTATTCACTGGTTTTAGTACCAAAAATAAAAATGCAATAAATCACGTACTGTCTGGCAAGGACTTGGTGATTGAAGACATTATGAACCATATTATGACACGTAAAGGTGAACGAGTAATGTTGCCTAATTACGGGTCAATTATACACGATATGTTATTTGAACCGCTAACTGATGAAACTACTGAGTTAATTGAAGAAGATTTAACAAACATCATAAATGATGACCCGAGATGTAATTTCGTTAGCATCGATATTACAGACTCGGACCACACAATAAGTGCTAAATTAAGACTCGATATACTGCCCGAAAATGAGACAGTAGAATTGAGTATTGATTTAGACAGAGAATAATAGAGAGAATAATATGAGCCAAGAACGCACAGACAATCTATTCGCAAGTGAGAGTTGGACAACAGTATATACTGCATTTACCAACGTTAGCCTCAAAGCATATGATTTCGATACTATAAGAGAAGCCCTATTAGCATATATAGGACAAACTTATCCTGATAAATTTAACGACTTTATTGCAAGTTCAGAATTCATTGCGATTCTCGATTTAGTTGCGTATCTAGGACACAGTTTATCATATCGTTTAGATATGAATACCCGTGAAAACTTTATGGATACTGCTGAACGTAGAGCAAGTATTCTACAAATGGCAAAAACTCTAGGTTATAATAAGACACGCCCAATCAACGCAAAGGGCTTTATGAAGATTACGAGTTTGTCTACTGACGAGCCAGTATTTGATAATTTGGGTATCTCTTTGTCAGGAAAGACTGTAAACTGGAATGACAGCAATGATATAGATTGGTATGAAAACTTTATTAGTGTTCTAAATTCAGCATTTTCTGCCACAACTAAAATTCAAAATCCTACATCTACGCTAAATGTGGCAGAAGTTGACCACTCATTGTATGAGGTAAATGAAACGTCAGCAACAAAAAATATAAATTATACATTTTCTGCAAACGTTGATGGAAAAACTAGAAACTTTGAAGCGGTTCGTGTAGCATTAGACACAACAAAAACTAGAATAGAAGAAGATGAACCAAATCTTCAAAACAACTTTACGATTATTAACAGAAACGACAATTTGGGTTCTGCTAGTGACCGAACTGGATTCTTTGTTTACGCCGTTTCGGGCACATTAGGGTTCAAAGATTTCTCTTACGATACCAAACTTTCTAATAGAATAGAGCCAATAACTGAAAACAACATCTCTAACTCAGATGTTTGGATTCAGAAAATTGATTCAAATAGAAATTATATGTCGTCTGTTGTAAAAGTAGACAACGAAACAAGAGAGACCGCAATATATAATAGTTTACGAACTGGTTCTGGAGACTTAGTAAGTATAAACTCAGCAGACAATAACGCAATTGCTCTACATTATCCAGATGGAGTATTTGGAAACGCTGCCTACGGCAACTACAGAACTTGGTACAGAGTAGTAGATAATGATAATTTTTCTGTAAATGCTAATGATATTTCTAACGCAACTATAACAATTCCATACACTGGCAGTGATAACAGAACTTATAGATTAACGCTTACATTTTCAAGCACAAGAGATTTTAGTGAAAACTTTTCAGGAGAAACATACTCCAGTGTACGCAGAATAGCACCTAGAAGTTATTATGCACAAGATAGAATGGTCAATGCACAAGATTATAATGTATATCCATTAACTCTCGGAAATAATGTCGTTAATAAAGTTAAAGCAGTGAACACTTCATTTGCTGGCAACTCTCGTTTCTATGAGATGGATGATGTTTTAGGACACCACTCTAACTTGAACATAACTGGCTCTGACGGAAGCGTATTTGTAGAAGATGAACCAATATCTGTTTCATTAAGTTACAATAAAGCAAAAGCAAACACTGATAACTTTATACGAAATGATATAGCAGGTGTATTAAAACATCCAAGTCTTTTTAATAAATTCCTTCATACGAACCGACTTAACGCACAAGTAGTTGTGCCACAAACAGGAAACAGTTATACAATTAGTAGCACTGACGGAACAACTATAATAGGAACCAGCATGGCTGACCTCGTATATGTTGGAGACAGTATTAAATTACAGACATCATCAGGAACAATAATCTGGGCAGATGTAAAATCGGTATCAAGCACAACTTATACATTAAATAAACTAATATCAGAGGCTGGTGAAATAAAATCAATTGTACGAGGATTTAGAACAAAATTCAAGGCTACTGATTTCGTTGGTCAAGGAATAGGAGCAATTAAAAGTAAAATTGACCCTAACACTGAGACCTTTACTTTATACTACACATATGCGAGTAGTGTATGGGGCTGGTCACTAACACAAGGTGCCGCTTCAGATGTTAGTGTTGAGTTTAAATATAAATCTGGAATTAGAGACAATGAAGCAGAATATACAGCAACATTTACTGGTAAAAAAGTAGCATTTGAAAGTAGAAAACAAGTTAAATTT